GGCCCAAGTACGTCTCGCGGAGCTTTTGAATCGACCGCTTTCTGGGAAAAGATCAGCCCTTGGCGATACAAAGATTCGAGACGAGGCATAGTGCACTGTCACGAGCAATTTCATCAGCAGTTGTCAAGCCAACAATTTCTTGGATCTCTTTGAACCACGCGGCAATACCCTCCATATACTGTTCCAAGACTTTTGTCTCCGCAGGTAGTCCGGTTTGCCACTCGAATATTTTCTTCAAGACGAAACTAATAAGTTTCTCTAGACCAGACCACGCAAATGTCAACCCACGTACTAGTCCTCCGAGCTTTGTTACTCCTACGACGCAATCGTTGATCTCCGATTCACGGGGGATTTTCTTCATCAGAATGGTTCCACCCATAATAGCGATAACTGTGGCCAGAGATGCCACTGGATCTACGTCGCCAGACTGCGCGAAAAGTCCTCCTCGCAAAAGCGGGCTGACTATCCGGAAATGGTTCTTAACCAAACTCCATGCATCTTGAGCAAGTTCAGTAGAAACACCACTCATAACAAGTGTGTCAATGATCAACGGAGCCACCACGCCAGGCTGAAATTTTGAACAAATCATTGCTACAAGTTTACAGCTCAATGAGGTAATCTTCTTGATGGCAGGTAACTCAACTTTGAGGCCTTGCAACAGTACAGTAAGTTGCTCAGCAAGTCCGTTCAGAGCTTCATCAGTGTGGTGATTAACATCGATACCAAACAAAGCCTGAGCGTGCAATACCACGACGGGTGCAAGACGCATCCACATCATACGGAAGTCAGGATCGAGCATATTGACTCGAACAACAATGCTGAAGTCGGCCAATTGCACTGGAACATCCCTAAGGCGACCAGTAGTCCTGCTAAAAAGCGGAATAACACGATGTTTTCCAAAGTGCTCGGCTAGTTGGGCGAATTTTGAATTACTCGCAGCAAAATTGGACTCCTTGATCAATTCCTTGAGAATCATGCGCTTCTGGGCGTTGTTGCGCGCACGTTCCTTCAATTGGCCAAATTGCATTTGGGCAAAACGGGTTCCAATTTGAGCTTTCATTTTAAAGTCCACGGTATCCTGGACAATTGGGGTCCACCTTCCTCCTCCATGAGCACTCCAGGCATGGTTGTTGCCTTTTTCCAAAGACTTAAAAAGTCTATCGGGGCAAAGAGTGCATCCAATGGGTCCGAAAAAGCGGCATTTCAACATGTGATCTGCTGCGGTCTCGTTAGTGACTTTCTGTCTGCAATAGCAAATTGTGGAGCTAATACAGCCAGAATTGGCTAGATGTTGTATAACGGCTTTCTTAGTCGTATGTCC